AGCACTGGTCCGGCAGTGCCCGATCCCTGATATTTCGCAGGTCGACTATCGCGTCCACGCGTTCAAGCAGGCCGAACATGCGCTTGCCACCTACCGCGCAGCCCTGGCCACCAGCCCCTCAGCCTGAGGCCCGCCACCATGAACCGCACCCTCGACCAGGCCGCTGCCGTGCTCGGCATCGGCCCGCGCAAGCTGCGCGCCCGTATGCGGGAGCTTGGCCTGCTCAACCACGCCGGCGAGCTCATCAGCAGCGAGCGCGGCCAGGGCCGGCTGTTCGTCGACACCCGCAGCCGCTGGAATCCGGCCATCAACAGCTACACGCACTACGGCGTCGTCATGGCCACCGAGGCCGGCATCGCCTGGCTGGCCGATCAGCTGGGCATCACCGTCACCAAGAAGGACGACGCCGCATGACCACCTCTGCCACCCAACACGCGATCGGCGCGCTCAAGCTCACCAGCCTGCACCTGGACCACCCAACGGCTGTACCCGCCAAGGTGCTGCGCGGCGCCTGCTCGGAGGCCATCGCCCACCTGCAAGCCAACCAGCCCCACGCGGACGACCTCGGCCGCCTCTGGTGCGCTCTTTTCGCCGTGCTGCCGACCGGCTACCTGCCGCACGTTACGCTCACCCCGGAGCAGGCCGCACCGTTCGCCTGCTTCATCACAGACGGCACCGGCAGCGTGGTCGACCGGCAGGCCGGCAAGACCATCGAGGGCATCACCGAAATGATCCGCCTGCGCCTCCCGGCGGGGCGCGGGGAGGTGCAGCCATGAAACACGAAGCGCAAACCACGCTGGAGCAGCTCCGCGCACGCTACCACGCCAACTACATCACCGCCGACCAGCTACTGGCCGACCACCTGCCTCACATCAGCAGCGTGCGCTACCTGCGCCGCAAATGTGATGCCGGCCTGATCGGTATCAACCTGCGCCGGCTCGACCCCAGTTCCAACCGCAGCCCGTGGGTCGTGTACCTGCACGACCTCGCGGCCTGGCTGGATAACCAAGCCGCGCAAGCGGCATAACCCGCCCCCACCAAGGGCAACCAAAGAGGCACAGCACGCCATGAAACCCACCGATACCGCCGAGTTCATCAACTCACTCAACGCCAGCGTATTCGCCCAGCAGGTCGGCCGCGCGCTCTCCGACGTCGCCGCCGGCGTGGTCGACCACGGCAAGCCCGGCGAAGTAACACTCAAGTTCAAGCTCAAGCAGATCGGCCAGAGCAACCAGGTCACCGTCAGCCACACGCTGGACTTCGTGCAACCGACCAAGCGCGGCAAGAAGCGCGAGGACACCTCCCTCGACACGCCCATGTACGTCACCGAGAACGGCCTCGAGCTGTTCCAGACCAGCCCGACCGACCAGATGTTCACCCGCGAGCAGGCGCCAGTAGTGCCCCGCGAAGTCTGACCCGCTTCACCAAGCCCCACTCACCAAAAGGAAGACACAGCATGTCGCTGAGCAAAGAAGCCATCCAACACATCGAGTCCCAGGCCGTGATCGCGGCAGCCAAGCCGATCACCATTGCGGACGGCACCACAGTAGCGGTACTGCCCGAGGGCATTCGCCTGCAGTCGCTGGAAGCATTCCAGCCGATGCGCGCCCGCTTCCGCGGCACCATGGCAACCCACTCCCTGCAGGACTTCATCAAGTACATCGAACGCCATGACGTGGTGGACGACAACGCACCGACCGCCGCGGGCGGCTTCATCGACCAGGACGCCATGCGCGCCGCCGTCATCTTCAACCTGGGCGAACCCGGGGCCGCCGGCCATGGCGATGACGTAGCCGTGCTCACCCTCAAGCCCACCGCCGCCTATTCCGCACTCCAGGCTGTGCTCGGCAAGCCGCTCAGCCAGAAGGAACTCGCCGAATGGTTGGAGGATTGGCTGCCCAACCTGGAGGCCCAAGACGGCGAGGCGACTCTGCCGATGCTGCAGGCCATCAACGCTGTGCGCCGCATGGTCATCAAGGCCACCAGCCAGCGCGACAGCAACATCGGCGACTTCTCCTCCAGCCGCTCGGCCATGGACGAGATCGAGGCCAAGAGCCAGGACACCCTGCCCTCTGCCTTCATCTTCACGACCGTCCCGTTCGAAGGGCTGGACGTGGCAGATATCAAGCTGCGCCTGTCCGTCATCACCGGCCGCGACGAGCCACTCCTGAAACTCCGGTGGGTCGGGGAGGAAGCCCAGCGCGAAGCCTTCGCCCAGGAATTCAAGGACGTGCTCGATCAGGAAGTCGGCGGCCTGGTGCCGCTCACCATCGGCACCTTCTCTCTCGGCAAGTAACACCAACCACCATCCCGCCGGCCTCACCAGCCGGCGGGCTCAAACGGGACACAGCACATGAACTTCACAACGTTTCAGATCATCGCCTTCATCGGCTCGGCAGCCGCCATGGCCATCGTGTTCGGCCTCGGCTTCTATGAAGGCCTGCGCAAAGGCAAGCGCGAGGGCTTGGACATCGGGTACCAGCGGGGCCTCCAGGCCCACCGCTATGAACTCCAGAAGGCGCGCCGCGAGGTCGACGAGGCCAAGCACCACCTCACCATCAGCCGCCTCAACGCCGCCCAGGCACTGGAAGCCACCACCGCCGAGCTGGACGATTGCCGCGCCGAGCTCGCCAACCTGCAAACACGCGTCATCACCGAGAACGACGCCAATCAGCTCGTCGCCATGGCGGACAAGCTCAGCCTCGCCGCCGACACCTTCGCCGGCCTCGGCTCGTACGACCAGGCCACCGTCGCACGCAAACTCTCCAACAGCGCCCGCGCCCTGTTCGATCGCTACTGGCAAACCTTGCCGGTGATGGAAGTGGAGGTGATGGCATGAGCCAGAAAAGCTACATCGTGTTCGGCCCGAAGGGCTGCGGGAAGACCACGAATGCCCAAGCCATCGCTGCGGCGCTTGGCCTCAAGAAGATCGTGGATAACTGGCAGCCGCACATGGCAGTCCCTCCGGACGCGCTCGTCCTGACCCATCACGACGGCCCCTTCAATCACAGCCCCCGCCGCGTGCTGGCCTACGCCGCCGCCATCGCCATGGTTGAAAGCAAGAAGTCGGGAGGTGACCAATGACCTGGATTCTCACCCGCTCCGGCCGCCGCTTCGACCTGCTCGCGCCCAACGCCGACCAGGTCTGCACGCTGGACATCGCCCACGCCCTGTCGCAGCTCTGCCGCTTCAACGGCCACACCAGCCGGCACTACTCGGTCGCGCAGCACAGCCTGCTGGTGGCCAGCATCGTCCCGGCCGAACACCAGCTCGCCGCCCTGCTCCACGACGCCACTGAGGCCTACGTCGGCGACATGGTGCGCCCGCTCAAGCTCGGCATGCGCGAGTTCTATGAGGAGCAGTGCCTGGTGTCCCTGTACGACGAGGTCGAGCGCAAGGTCTGGCTGGCCATCTGCGAATACTTCCACCTGGACCCGGAACTGCCCGACTGCGTGCACAAGGCGGACATGATCGCCCTGGCCACCGAGCGCGCCCAGCTCATGCCGGAGCACGCTGGCGAATGGGAATGCCTCGCCGGCGTCACCCCGCTCGCCAGGCCGCTGGAGAACTGGACGCCCTCCCGGGCATTCCTGCACTACCACAACCGCCTGCTTGAGCTGATGCAGTCCACCCACCGCGCCCGCGCTCGCTCCACCTGGGAGCGCGTCGACGTCGAACACAGCGCAGCCGCTGCGCCGCAGTGCATGTGAGGAAAAAGGAATGTCCAGTGAATTTGCGAGAGCAACCTCAGACCTTCGGAAGCTTGCTTGGCCGAACTCTTTGACTGCGGCAAGCGATCTCCGAATCATCAGCCACGCCCAGGCGACCATTGATGTAGCGGTAAGCCCAGCTCAGCGCCTCGTTATATGCCTCCAAGTCGTCCGTGTACCACTGCAAGCAGTCGAAGTCTTCAGGGCTGAGATCGCTTGTGCCTGGAGGAAAGCGAAGACTGTAAGACCAGCTTTCCCCACTACCATCCTGCATTTGCAGACGAAACGTGATCTCAAAACTGACGCCCTTGTAGCTAGACGTTATTGGAATCGCAGCTTGGCTCATCTCCGTGGCCCGGAACCGTCGAGTGTAGGCTTTAGTCCGCAGGGATGTGGGAACGTTCGAGCGCCCGAGCCGGGAAGCAAAACCCTACATGGCCTTAGCCGCGCTCAACGTCGACTGGCCCAGCTCACCGCTGAGCACAGCGAGGTGAAGCAAGCGATCCGCACTGCTCGCACCGAAACCCCTTTTTGCCTGCAGGCCAATGCCCGCCAAGCCATGGCAATGCGGCAAGTGCCGGAGGAGATCGCAGCATGAGCATTCATTTGTTATCTAGCCAGAATGTGGTCAGATTGCTTGGTACAAGGCGAGATTCGATCAATACAGTAGCAACCGACTTTCTGAACGTCGGTGCCGTTAATGCTCTCGAAATTCCCCCGCCTGTCCCGGCTCGCTTTGCTGTTGGTTCTGCTGCTCT